CGGAGCCTGTTCCCGTATCTGACTGCGATATAAAGACACCGAAGGACGCAGAGGTCAGGGAAAAGAACGTTTTCATTGACGAGGATTCCGGCGCAAGCAGTGCGTATCTGAGAGCCGTTATGCCAGGAAGACCGATAATCAGGGGCGGCAGAGTGATACTGAATCCGAAAAAGAAAAATGAATAGTTTCCCGACACGGACAAGGCGCGTGATGCGCGCGCAAACATTATAAGGGCGGCGAGAAATGGCCTATAAAAAGCTATCCGGAGTGAAGCTCCCGAAGAAAAAACAAATGCTTGTCCGCGCGATTTGCCTCAATTACCGAGACAGGCCGAAGTGGGAGCAGAAGAAAATCAAGCGGCTGTGCGACGAATGCGCAGGCGCATATTCTGCTGCGCTTTTTGAACTGATGACAACGGAAAAGGGCGCTGTGCAGATAAGCCTTGCGCACAACATATCGCAAAGCCGATTATATGATCTCAGACGCGATTTTTACGAAAGCTGGTTTAAGAAAAAATCGTAAAAACGGACGCTCCCTTTGAGCTACGATAAGCTAAAGGGAGTGATTTTTATGCCGAGAAACATTGTAGGCAGACCGAAAAAATACAGCCCGGCGGCGTTCAGGCGCGGAGTGAACAGATATTTTGCGTCGATAAGCCGGGAGAAGATCCTTACGGAGAAGGTCCTTACCGGATACACGGAGGACGGCAAGGAGATCTATGAAAAGAAAACGATAGAGAACGCCCTTGGAGAGGAAGCAAGGATAACGGAATACTTCGTCAAGCCCTCGGTGGCCGGGCTATGCAGCTTCCTGGGAATGCACAGGGACACATTCAACGCATATTCGCACGATGATGAATACAAGGACATATGCGACGCAGCAAAAAACGAGATAGAAAGCTACCTGTGCACGCAGCTCGGTTCGGGCAAGGGCGACAGCGGCATCATATTCAACCTGACGCACAACTTCGGCTGGAAAAACCGCGTTGAAGTTGACGCCGGAGCGGAGACGAGAAAGGCGCTTGAGAAAGCCCCAATGACCACCGACGACAAGGTCAAATGGCTCGTTGCGCATGGGTATGAAATTCCGGGGCTTAAGGACGGCATGAACGATGAAGAAGACCAATGAACTGCCGCCGGGGCTGTTTGAAACGGCATGGTGGTACGAAAAACTTAAGGAACGGAACAACGAGGCGTTTTTGCCGCTGTTTTTCGACAGACACAGATACCTCGTCATGTGCGGAGGCGGCGGATCGGGAAAGAGCATATGCGCAGGCGACATGGTGCTCAACCGAATCACGACCGAGGAGGGGCACAACTGGCTCTTTTGCCGAAAGGTTGCAAAGACAATACGCTGGAGCTGCTTCAATCAGCTTGTGGGTCAGGCATACGAGCACTACGGCGACAGCATCGAGCGAGTGTATGCCGGTGATCTGCGGATAACCTTCAAAAACGGCAGTCAGATTATATTTGCCGGACTGGACGACGTCGAGAAGCTGAAATCCATTTACAACATTACGGGGATATGGATCGAAGAAGCGAGCGAGGTTACGGAACAGGACTTCAACCAGCTCGACATTCGACTGCGAGGCAAGACGAAATACCGAAAGCAGATAATAGTGACCTTCAACCCGATATCCATTCTGCACTGGCTGAAAAGGCGCTTTTTCGACATGCGCGGCACGGACGGCCGGATGCTGCCGGAGAAGGACAGGAAGAAGATCCGCACACACCACAGCACATACAAGGACAACCGCTTCCTGCCGCAGGAGGACATTGACGTGCTTGAAGCGTTCAAGCACACGGACCCGTACTACTACCAGGTCTATGCTCTGGGGCAATGGGGCGTGCTCGGAAAAAGCGTTTTTGACGCCGCGGCGGTTTCGGCGCGGCTTTTGACGATACCGGCCGAAAGCGACAGAGGGCATTTTGAATATGCCGACTACGGCACGGGCATAAAGGGCATCAGGTGGGTGGCCGAAAAAAACGGCTGGATACGGATATACAAACAGCCGCAGGAAAGACGGCACTACGTCATAGGCGGCGACACGGCCGGCACAGGCTCGGACAGCTTCGTCGGGCAGGTGCTGGATAACTTCACGGGCGAACAGGTGGCAACACTGCGGCACTCGTTCGGCGAGGATGAATACGCAAAGCAACTTTACTGCCTGGGCGCATACTACAACGAGGCACTCATCGGCGTGGAGACAAACTATTCTACATACCCGGTGATGGAGCTTGAGCGCCTCGGATACCCGAAGCAATATGTGCGAGAGACGTTCGACAACTACACGCACAAGCCACAGAAACGATACGGCTTTGAGACAACAAGCAAGACGCGGCCGGTTATCATATCAAACCTCGTGACATGGTGCAGGGAAAACATGGACAGCATAAACGACAAGGACACACTTGAGGAAATGCTAACATTCGTGCGAAACGAGGACTACAGGCCGGAAGCGGAAGCCGGCGCGCACGACGACTGCATAATGGCGCTTGCCATTGCGCACTACATCCGCCCACAGCAGCAATACATGGACACTCAGCCGGAAACGGACAAGAGCGGATGGACGAAGGACATGCTCGACGGCTACCGAAGGGGAGACGAATACGACAGAGCAATGATGAGAAAACGCTGGGGAGACCCGAGAATTTAAGCGGGCAAAAGCGCCGTGAGCCTTGATACGCAAGGCCTCCGGCGTTTTTTACAGCCGAAAAAAGTTCGTAAAAACGGACGGTCGGACTATTGTAGGCTTTTATACAGGGAGATATCCCAAAAAAATTTAAAGGAGGTATAGGCAATGGCAAAGTGCAAGCACGACAGCCCGATGCAGTCAAACGCAGGTCCACAGGAAATCAAGGCCGCGAACAAGACACAGGGCAGCGCCAAGAAGGCGAATGTGACCAGAGGCAAGGACCTCCGCAGCAAGTGAGCATTGCCTGAAAACGATGAACGAAGTCATAAGCACTGCCGCCGAGGAAGTCACAGAGACCCCGGCTGAGGGCGCAAACGAGCAGACAGTCGCCGAGTCTGCGGCAGAAGGTGAAAGAGAGCAGGAGGTCACCGAACCTGCAGCTGAAGACGCCGGGCAGGATCCGGAAGAAAGACACCGCCAGGCTCAGGCGCGCAGGAAGGCAGAGCGCGAACAGCTGGAGCGGGAGCTGACCGAAAAGATCGAGAGCCGCAATCGCTCGAAAATGGATGCGATAGTCAAGGCCATGGGGCGCAAGAACCCATACACCGGCAAGATCATCGAAACACAGGCGGAGCTTGAGGAGTACAACCTCGACTGTGAAAAACGCAAGAGAGCGGACGAGCTTGCGGCGGCAGGACTGAGCGGGGAGACGCTCAGGGCCATTATCGACTCTCACCCCGACGTCAAAGCGGCCAAGGCTGCGGCGGCCGAGATGGAGAAAGCACGCCAGGCATACGACCGTGCGGCGCAGGAGGAGAGCCTTAAGGATGAGCTGCGCGAGATTGGAAAGCTCGATCCGAACATCAGAACCGCACAGGATCTGATAAACCACGCAAAATACCCCGAAATCAAGAAATTAGTGAGGGAAAACAACCACACCCTCGCCGAAGCCTTTGAAATAGCGACGGAGGCCGACCGCAGAAGCATGCAGACAGAGAGAGCCGCACAGGCATCGGCAAGAGCCGCGGCAGGTAAGAACCACCTGGCTTCGAGCAAGTCGAGCGGTGCGCCGACCGCGACGGTGAATGTTCCGCCGGCGGTAATGGCAGGCTACAGGGCACAGAACCCGAGGATAACTCCGGCGGAGGCGGCGAAAAAGTATGAGCGTTTTCTCAATCTCAAACGATTCTGAGAAAGGAAGAAAGAACAATGGCTTTCATACCTCACAGCTATGACGGCGGATATAAGCCGAGCATAGTTAAGCTTCCGGCTTCGGCAATAACACCGAAGATCGGCATGGGGCTTGCGTTTACAAGCGGCAAGCTTGCAGCGAGCGCAAAGCCCGAATACATCTGCGCAGAGGAAAGAAGTGCAGCAGTTGCAGCCGGCACGCTGATTCAGGTTATCAGGGTCAATCCCGCAATCATTTTCGAGAGCGAGGTTGACGCCGCTACCGAATTTGTTCCTGGAACAAAGGCAGACGTGACAAGCGACGGCCTTACGGTTGACGGCGACGGCACCACAAACAAAAACTTTTTCATTGAAGAAATAGACGGCACGGCAGCAGGCAGCAAGGTCCGCGGCCGCTTCGTCTGAAGGGAGGAAAGATAAATGCCTGAATTTCAGATGACCGAGGGCTCCGGGAGATTTAATACCCTGTACGGAGACTACCAGGCGCCAATAGTAAGCTGCATCGAGGATGTGGCCGAAGCGTGGGAGCAGAAGGCGGTTGCACCGCTGATCTTCCGCGAGCAGAAATCCACACACTTTGCCGAGGGCTACACCGGCACTACAGCAATGGACGAATGGCTTCCCGTTGGCGAAAGCGGCGCACATCCTCAGAACGGCTTTACCGAGGGTTATCCCAAGACCCTGTACAACGAGGTTTTCAAATCGCAGTTTGCGATAAGCCGCGAGCTCGTTGACGACAACCAGATCGGCACGATGATGAAGCGCGCGACGAAGTTCACAAACGCATACTACCGCACGAGAGAGTCGTTCTTCGCGCGACTTCTGGGCGAGGCGACCAAGGGCAGCACCTCGATAACTATCAACAACCGTGCTTTCGACTGCACCGCGGCCGACGGCCTTGCGCTTTTCCACAAGGAGCACAAGGGCAAGATATCCGGCGAAAAGCAGAGCAACAAGTATGCCGATGCTTTCAGCGCGCAGGCGCTTTTCAAGATGATGACCGCATACCAGAACCTGCGCGGCGAAAACGGCGAGGTGCTGGGACTGTGCCCGGACAGGCTGATTATCCCGAACGACGCAACCATGAAGGAAGCGGCATACGCTGCACTCAACAGCTACTCGAAGCCCGGCGGCAACAACAACGATGCAAACCCCCTGCTCGGCAACTTTGACATTGTTGTGTGGCCGTATCTCAATCAGTTCGTGAGCGGCTCGCCGTGGATAATCATGGACTCAAAGTACAACGAAGAGGCAGACGGCGCGATCTACCAGAACCGCGTTGACATGGAGGTGCGCTCAATCCTCGGCGACAACGACGAGAACATCTGGAAGGGCTACGCCCGATTCACCGGAGGCTTTGTTGACTGGAGATGCATGATGGTCGGCGGCATTACCGGCGGCAGCACTCTTTAAGCTGACAAAAATCGAAATACGCAGCCATTCCCCAGGCTGCGTATTTTTGAGTATTCGGAGGACGGCAAATGTCAGAAAAAACAGACGAAAAGCTCCGGATGTGGCAGGAGCGCACGGAGCGCGCCGACACGGAGTTTAACGACGAGCGCACGAAAATGGACGAGCGCGAAAAAATATACCGGGGCAAAACCGGGATAGACGAGATCATAGACGACGACTGCGTGCAGGAAACGAGCTGCCCGTGGAACATCGTTTATGAGCTTATAGAGGCACAGGTGGATTCGGAGATACCTGCTCCGAAGGTTACGGCAATGCGCAAGGAAGAGGAAAACCTCGCACGGCTTATTGAGGATCTATGCCGAAACAAGCTGGACGAGCAGCCGACGGAGCTTGCAAACGATCAGCTTGAGAGAACCGTTCCTAAGCAGGGAGCGGGTCTGCTGCATGTTGAGTGGGACG